GGTCCTCGGTCATCTCTGGCTCCTTTGCCATGTCGGTCTCGACCTCGGCTTCGCCGGCGGCCGGTGCGATTGTGATGTCGATGGCGTCGGGGTCGACGGCCACGCCGTTCTCGTCCACGATCATGAACCGATCGAGGATCAACTTCTTCTGTGCGATGACGCCCGCCTCGCCCTTGATTCGGGCGGCCTTGGCGAGTGCGTCGCGCACTTCCGTGATTTCCATGGTCTTCATGGTGATCTCCTGCCGTTCGATGGTCAGCCGCGAGGCGCGCTTTCAGCCGTTGCGTAGGCGCGCCGAGGACTCACGACCACAGCCGTCCCCGCGCTCGAGCGATTTCGCGCGCGACGATGGCGTCCGTATCAATCGGCGCGCGCTTCGGAGCGGATGAGTCCGCACGGACTGGCATAGGGACGACGATCTGCACCCGCTTGGGCGGCTCGTATCCGAAGAACTGCTTCGCCGCGACAGGCGATACGAGTCCCTTCTTCACGGCGGTTATGAGCGCGTCTGGGTTCGCCTGCATGGGCGCGAGGCTGACCTCTAGCAGTTTCCACCGCGAGTAGACGGTCGAGACCCCATCGCCGTATTTCTTGCGGTCGATGTCGCTTGCGCGTCGGACGCCGCCGTTCTCGGGGATGTAGCCGACCGAGACGGAGTTCACGATGCCCTGCCCGACGAGCGCCGCCGCGACCTCGGGGAAGAACTCGCCGACATAGCCGGCAGGCTTCTGGGCAAACACGAACTCGCCCACGATGTCGCGCTCCCGCCGCTTCAGTCCGACCGCGCGGCCGACTGGCTTCGCGTAGTCGTGATTCCAGAAGAGGACTGGGTTCTGGTCGAACTCCTTCGAGTTCATTCCGCCAGGGATCAACACCTCCCCGTCGCGGTCGAGCGTCTCGGCGGTGATGACGGCGGTGAATCCCTTGGCCGTCGCGGAAATCTCGGCGGCGAGTGCCTTGTGAATGGTGGTCATGCTTCCTCCCACGGTCCCGACATAGCGGCCGCGTCTGCTTCCATGTCCTTGATGATCTGCTCGTAGTCGTCGATCAACTTCGGCTGCATCGAGCAGCGGCAGTTGGGGTGCAGCGGAGGCCCGTCGATGGCCTCGTAATCGAGCGCCAGTTCGCCGCCGTCCGCGCCCGTCAGGACCGCGCCCTGCTTGAAGAACGGGTCGTTGATGCCAACCGACTTCTGGCCGAACTCCGCGGCCGCGGCCTCGCAGAACTCGCAGGGGTCTGGCGCGAGCAGCCAGGTCTTACCCTCCACCAGTCCAGTCGACTTCCACGCCTCGCTCTCGGCCTTGCGCGTCGCGCGCTGCGCCTCGGTGCGGGCGATCGTGATCGCGCGAGAACGGGTCGACCGCTGCGCGTCGCCGCGCTCGCCGGCCCACTCCTGCACACGGTCTGCCAGCTGCTCGACCGTCTCGCCCGTCTCGATGCCGTCTCCGAGAATCTTGGAGACACGGACGGATGTGTACTGATTGATGCTCCGAGCAGACGAGCGCGCGAGGCGCACCGACTCCGAGCGGACATACGCGTCGAGGTTCGCCGTATCCGGCGTGAAGTCAGGAACGGCCGTGACGAGGTTCTTCACGGTGTCGCTGCCGAGCGTGATTCCGCTTTGTAGCGATGCCTGGAGGTACGGACGCAGCGCCGCGACGAGTTCCCGATCCCATCGGGCGCTCTTCAGGAGCGACTCGACCTTCAGCGTCAGTTCCGCGCTAGGCGCGCTCGACGCGCGGAGTTCCTTCAGCACGGCCGAGACCTGCCGCTGCAACACGCGGTCGACCGCGCCGGCGATGCGCTTCTCGTCGTCCGTGATGTCGTCGAACTCGCGCTGCGCGTTCGGCTTCGCCTTGTTGTGGATCGACGGCGGCTCGGCCTCGCCGAGCGCCCAGAGCGCCTTCTGGGAGATCCGCGCGCCGCCTGCGCAGCCGCAGCCGCAAGCCGACTTCTCGCCCTTGCGCGCGCGGTCGAACTCCTCGACCTTGCTGCGCGCCCACGCGCGGCCTTCGTCGCCGCCCCAACCGTTCCACGCCTGCCATCCCGCGCCCTGCTCGTCCCAAGTAGCGCCCTGCTTGTCGACTTCGTGGCGATCGAAGTACGCGGCCATGCGTCGGATCGTTTCCTCGGAGACGGCCACGCGGTTGGCAAGGTCTCGCGCGCGCGCGATCCCTACCGCAGTCATGCCACGCTGCGACGGCGGATTCTCGCCGCGGACCTCTAGCGCCCGCGCGGCGTTCGACGCGACCGATGCCGGCGGCTTCGTGTCGATGTCCTCGAGCGCCTTGTTCCCTCGGTCGCACATGGAAATGGCGATGGCGACCGCCTGGTCCTGCTCGTAGCCTTCGTCAAGCAGCGTCCGAATCTTGTCCGAGACGCAATCCTCGCCGGCGGCCTTCTCCTCGGCGTCGGCGTGGACGCCGAGCGTCAGCCGCGCGTCCTGGCAGCTGCACTTGGCCCCTTTCGTCGTGATCGGCTCCACATCGGCGGCCGCCTGCTCTGGCTCCGCGGCGACTGGCTCGTCGATCGGCGTCGTAACCTCACCGCCGCCGCCAGGGCCGGCGGGGCCAGACGGGGAGGCCTCTGGCGGCAGCGGGAGGGACGGGGTCGGGATGCCTCCGAGCGGCGCGTTGTTGAAGAGCAACCGATCGGCCGCTTCGTCCTCGGACTCGGGTAGACCCTGCAACTCGCGCGCCTCGTTTACCGTCATCAGACCGCCCGAGACCGCGGCGCGAACGCGCTCGAACTCGAATCGCTCGTCCGCGAGGACTGGATTGTCGTACGCCAGGAAGGCGTCGTCCTCGATGCCGAAGAGCGGCAGGAGCGACTGGTTCAGCGTCTCCTCGTCCATCCGCAGAAGCGGCAGGATTGTGTTGGCCTTCCATGACGCGAAGCCGACCTGCGCCGATGCGAGGTTCGGGTCGTTCGCCTTCAGCATCGAGACGGGAACGCCGAACACCGCGGCGATCTCCTCGATGATCTCGACGCGGCCGGCGAGGTCCTTCGTCGGAAATCCCATCGGCTTCAGGTCGACATCCGACGACATCGTGAGGAATCGCCCGGTCCGCTGCCGGCCGCGCAACTTCTCGTCGATCTGGACCTCCAGCCGCTCGATCTCCTCGGGCGCTGCCACGCCCTTGAAGGTGAGGAGGTAGTCGGGTCGCGCGCGGTTGGCGAAGAACGCGAGGTCCATGTCGTGGATGGCTTCGTTCGCCATCGCCGCGCCCCATGCCGCCTCGGCCTTTCCGAGACCGTAGTAGAGGTCCGCGGGATTCGGACGCTTGAAGTGGATCACCTCGTCCTCTGGGAAGAAGCGACGCTGCTCGCGGCTCGCGCCGTAGAGGAAGCCGTCGATCAACTTCTGCTTGCCGGGGACGATCTCGATCCACTGGCTCGGCATGACCCAGAGTTCGGACGGCCGTCCGAGCGTCTGGTCGATCACGGGATGGAGGTACGCGTTGCCAGTGAGTTCGGTGTAGAGGACGCGCAGGATGGTGCCGTCGAATCCGTTCGTGTACGGATTGAACTTCGACAACACCTCAAGCACCGGGTGCATCTCGGTGACTACCTCGTAGTCGTCGCCGTACTCGGCGGCCTTTGACATGACGCGCGGCGACGGCTGCGCCGACGCATCGCCGGCGAGATACGCCTTGGTCCGCAGTCCTGGGCGGCGCGTCTTCCAGAGCGACTTCTGCTCGCCTCGGCGACGGACATACAGTCGGATCGGCTGCGACGCGACCGCCACGGCGTTCAGGTTCGCCGCCGCGTAGATCCAGCTGCGGTAGGCGTTGACCGCGGCAAGCGCGGAGAACGGCTGCCGCTTGCCATCGCCGCCATTCATCACCTGCATCGAGGTTTCGATATACCGCTGCGAGGTGAATGCACGCTTGATTCGGGAGAGGAGGTTCATCAGATGACCTTCATGATGAGCGGGCGGCGTTGCCGCCGCGCGTGGAGTGCGAGCGCGAGAGCGCATACACCGTCGTCGTGGCCGGCGGTCGCCTCGTACTGAACCGCTCCCTTCGGGGAGTATCGGAAGCCAAACGACTCCAGTTCAGAGCGGAGCCAGCCTTCTGGGAAGCCTACCTCACCCGTCTGCACCGCGATCTGTAGTCCTTCCATCAACTGCTGCTTCGACTGCGAGGTGAACTTGAACCCCTCGGTACGGCGGCAGACCTTGCGGAGATCCTCGACGATCGGATCGCCGACGCCCGTCGAGTCGATCTGCGCCGGCAGCTGCCCGATCATGCGCGCTAGGCGTTCGCGCGTGACGGTCCACGGCGACTGCCACCGCTCGAGACGGCACACATGGCCGCGCGCGTCGAGCGCGACGGCGACCGTGTAGTCCTGGCTCTTGGCGAGGTCGACGCCCCAGACCTCTGGAGCGGCATCGGACATCGGAGAGATGCACGCGCGGATTGCGTCGAGTCCGAACGGGTTCCCGCCGTCCTCCGCGGGGATTCCCTCGTACTCCTGCCGAAACACCTCGGCCGGCAGCATCCGCCGCGCGGCGTCGATCTCCTCTGGCGGTAGGTGCGGGTTGCTTGCCGAGCCGATGCGGAAAGCGCGCATTTCGCCCGTCGTGTCGCCCTCTGCTTCGAGGAAGAGGCGGTGGAAATCGCCCGTCCCCTTGGGCGTCCCGAGGAAGAGCGCGTGTCCCTTGCGGTCGGTGAGGGTCGGGCGGATCGCCTGCCTCCAGATCGAGAGCAGATGCGAGACGA